CTTTGGGTCACGTCTTAATGTTACTAGACTAGCAGAATCATCTCCCACTAGCTTCTGAGCTACACCTGACTTAACAACACTAGCAAAAGCACTGACTACTACCGTAGCTATCAGAGCCATAGCATCCATGTCTATATCAGCGATGCTCATACCTGCCGTCACCCCGACCGCAGCCTGCACTGCGGTTGACGCAGCACGTTCCAAAATATCCCTATATTCTTCGTTCATTAGTTCTCCATATCATCTACTAGCCCCATTGCAGAATCAAACGCATCCTTTAACGCGCTTTGAGCAGCATCTATCTGATCCATAGATGTCTGTACTTGATCCATTAAGGCTAATTGCTGTTCATTAACACCGCCTGTAGGCGGTTCCCCTAGAAACTTAAAGGCATCGTTCAATCCCTTTGACCTAGAGAAGTACGGGTTATCTGCTACCGTACAGCCCCAATGTAAATGAGGTCCAGTTGATTGGCCTGTAGAGCCAATCTCTCCTATTTGTTGTCCGACACTGACGGATTCAGAGCGGCGGACACTCGGCGCGGCATTGAAATGAGCGTATAAAGTGTACCCAATAAGACCACCAGTGCTGTCATTGTGACGCAGGAAAACAGAGTTACCAAAGATAGCCGCCACATTTTTCCTCCACGCGACTGTTTCTTCAGTCGTGAATACATCATTAACTTCTCCATCCATAGGTGCGTACACAGGTGTTCCGATAGAAGCAGCAATGTCATTGCCCGAATGCCCCTTACCTGAACTCAGTTCAGGTCTTAAAACACCGTAGAAACTTGATACAGTTCCGCTTACAGGAAAGCCAGAGTACGTTAATCCATCTAAAGTTCCTGCGAAATTTAGTCTTGCCATCTTCTATCTCCAATCCCCATTCTATAATTATTAACAGCAGTAATACAACCAGTAGCCATTCGATATACGGCTCCTAACTTGCTAATGTTTTAGTCCCGCCATCATACACAACAGCGTGACCATTCTCAATGAGCGCGTCATTCAAATTAACGCCGTCACAAATCAACTCACCAAGTATTCTTCCGTATTTACCCTTCCCATGACTAATTAAAATTATTTCTTCAGCCTCAGATACCATGTGTTTGGTAAACTCCTTAGCCAGCAACCCCTTAGCTTTAACTTCTAAGTTTCTTGTTCTGCTTTCCCATGTGTCGAGACCATACAATCTCACTCTTTGCTTAGAGAGCCATACCGTGAAGCCCAAGTCCACATTTACATCTATGGTGTCGCCATCTACGATCCTGTCTAGGGTTACCTTATACTCATACATCAGTCATCCCTCCTGCGTATATCAATCTCATTGCTAAACGCTTCAAATAACTTACCCAATCCCATCGATACAGGTAGCGACAGCACCGCAAGGGCCGTTAATAATCCTTCAATATTTTGTAATGTTTCTACGTTACCTGTAGCAGACCAGATAATCCTAGCCCCTAGAGCCAGCCAAACCATGACTACGGGGACAAAGATAATCCCCACCAATAGCTGAACGCCTGTAATGGTAGTGCCACCACTGGTTTTCTTAGGCTCGTCATCCGTCATGACAACTCCAAGCGTCCCACCCTAGTATTTCCCAGACCTCATACGCCGCCTGTGCGTTGTCTACTGGTCTAAACAAGTGGTACTTCTTAGCCAGCTGAGGCCAATACCCTGTGTTTATTTGGAACAACCCAACCGAAATACCAGTCCCAATCCCTATGTCACCTATGGCATCTATCCTGCCAGAGCTTTCACACATCATTAGATCATACAGCTTCACAGCATAAAAGTCGTCGTAATACCACATGTCTAGTTCTTCTACGTAGTACATATGTGCTGTTATGTATGACCGCCAACTTGTTTGTGCTAATACATCAAGTAGCTCTTGCCGAGACAAAAAGATTAGCTCGTTAGTAGCTGAATCTGTAGTCAGGGTAATGTCTTTAGTCGCTCTTGCCCCTATACCCTCGCTCAGCGGCGTTACAGGTGGCATTATGAAGGGTGTGTAGACTTGTGCAACAGGTGAAGGGGGTACTGCATAGCTAATATATAGCTGATTAGATAGAGCGGTAGGCGCAAGAAGTACAACTGTAAGAGCTAATCCTATGGCTATTGCTAGTCTCATAGGCTTTTACCATTTGACCTTGTTCGCCCAATACGCTGCTGACATCTTACCCTTAGCAATGTTTTTAGCATGTCGCGCTTTGAACGAACGTGCTCGCGCAGTGTTTGTTCTGTCTCCTGTTACACCTTGTTGCCCAAAACGAATTGTCTTCACTTTGCTGCCCTCTTTAGCTACTACAACGTGTGATTTTTTGGGATGCTTAGGAGTTCTTTTAGGTTTGTTATACCCAGACACACCTACTCTTGCTAGTCGTGGGTCTTTAGCCATAGGACAACTTTCTATTTAACGGAGACAGGTGCTTCCGTATTCCCTGTGGCATTAAGCACTTGAATTTTGGTTGTGTTCGCAATTATGAAGCTCGGAGCGTCAATCCCTGTGCCGTCACCTATCTTACTAGAGCTAATCGTCAGCGTTCCCGCCTTAATATGGTCTAGGTCTATACCACTTCCATACGCAGACACGTTAGATATGGTTAATGTACGGCATTGAGATGCAGCCGTAGCAGTGTGTATGAGTATCTTATCGAAAGAACCGCTGGTAACCGCAGGGACTTTAACCGACCCACGGGTGCTGGTAACTGTGATATCAAGCACTGCTGCGTTAAGTGTAGGTCCTACAGAGATACCGTCTGCCACATTATTAAGAATGTTGAGCGTATAAATTTCTGAGTTGGCTAGGTTAAACGTCTTAGCTTCTACACCTGTGATGATTATTTCATCACACTCTAGGAAGAATGCGTTTGAACCTGACGTGTCACCTAGTATTTGAATGGCAGCTACAGCACCAAGATTTGACTTACCAATCTCTAGGTCGGTAATGCTAATGTCTGCTGCTCTCGCTCCACTCATGTTGATTTGTAATGTATTTACCTGTAGCTCCCGCTCTACAGATGACGTGTTGTCTTCAAACGTCCACTCTTCCCCGACCTTAAGGGTCTGGTCAGAAGCTACCGCAGCTACATGATATTGCGCTGGCTCGGGGAAATGAGGTGCTGCTCTGGTAAACACGACTGACGTACCAATAGCAAAACCTGTAACTAACAGACCCACCCCAATTCCCCAAGTACCAACTTTCCACACGCCCCCTGTAATGTGTAGACCTTTAAGCGAAGCAACCCGCAGGTTAGGTGGCTGCCAACCGTTTAATGACGGTAGGCGTACATTAATCTCAGGCGTTTTCCATTTAGGTGCGCCGATTTTAATCGGTGGTAAGTGGACATCTTTTATGTGAAAGAGTCGCTTAAAGAAAGATGGCTTTTTATTCTCGTCCATTAGACATCCCTAGTTATTTTTATAGAACTTCCTACTAGAACCTGAGTATTTGATACATCAGCTACGTTTTGTGAAAACTTAAATAACAAATTACCCGCTGTAGTGCTGTTGTGTACAGTAGCTACCATAGGTACTACTACCTTGTTATCTGCCCCTGTGCCTTGCCCTGCCAACACCATCGTTTGTGATTGGTCGTGCATGGAGTTGTACGTTGTAATTGCTGCACCCCCAGATGGAGCTGCGCCATTGATAGCTGAAGAACCAGTCTGCCCCCATTCAATCGTACACCCTGTCACATTACCTATATCCCACTCAAATTTGATGTCAGGAGTAGTGCCACTTAGGTAAATTATTACCATGTCCACTAGGTATGTGGCGCTTGCTTCAAGAGCTTCAGTCCAAATTGTTGTAAATGTAGTAGCGTTATTGTTTTCTGTAAGAATAGATGGCAACGCAGTTGCTTTAGTACTAGCTCCATCCGCTATACGTGTAACAACTGTTCCGTTTCCATAGACCAATACGTTGTTAGTACTGTCATACGCTAGCCGCCCTGCTATTGTGTCAGCGGGCGTAGCCGCAGTAGGAACTTGTAGGTTAGTAGGCGAAACTACACCATTAGAATCAACAGATAACCCCACTGTAGAACTAGAGTTTTGTACCTTAAAAAATGTCCCGCCGCCTGTATTAGCTAATTGAACAAAGAAATCTGTACCTGATGCAGCAACTAATTTTGCAGGAAAATCTCTTGACCCTTCCAGTGCTTCTTTGTACTGGTTAAGGTCTGCTGCATTAGCTACACCACCTGCTGAAACTGAATTTAATGCCACTAACTGTATATCCTTCCAGTGTTCCAAGCACTTGTATCATAAATCAAATCATCACCGATGTCAGTTAATTGATTTATCTGTGCAAATGATACGGTGTACACCTGATAATCTCTGCCATCTCTGGTTGCTACCCCTTGCGCTCGCAAGTCCAGCATTTTAACTGAGTAGGTACGATTAAAAATGTCCGTTAACGTAATCAAACGATTAGACGCATTAAATAAAAATGCCTCTAATACTTTTGCACCAAACCTTGAGACACCTCCACCCTTAAGCTGCAAATCATCTCCAATAATAATATCGCACTCAAACAATCTTCGTCGTTCAGGCGCAATAGTAGTATCTAATACTACTGATTCAATAGATGCAGCGTTTTTAACTGTGGTGTGTGTCATCTTAACG